CTTCTTTAGGAGCTTCGGCAGCAGCTTGAGCCATTTGCATAGCTTGTTCTTCTGATATCTCCATCAAGAACTGACTGTCGTCTTTAAACCCTGCCATATTTACAAATCTTGCAAGCGTATCTCTGTATTGCTTAATATTAACTAACGGGTTGTTTAAACCATATCCTTTAATAACTTCTTCTTGTTTAGCAAGAATCATTTGCATAGTTGCTAGTTGTTCTTGTTTACCGCCTGTACCTAATCCAACATTAACAGTAATGTTATATTCTGTGTCCCATTCTCTAGGATTCATAGGAACAAAAGAGTTGTTAATTTTAATAATTCTTTCTTTGTCTTGATATTTACATACCAATGCCATAATACCTTTGAATAATGTACTTACACCTGTGTCTGCAAATACACGAGCTATAAGTTCTAGCTTACCTTGTGATGCAGATGTCATAGCACTGACTGCTGTAGCTGTTACATTTTGTAGAAGGTTAGGGTCAAGACCTTGTTGTGCATCTGACACACCACTTCGTTTTGCTTGAATACCATCTAGGTATTCCAACATTGGAAATGATTGTGCTGCACTAGATTGCACTGTCATAGGTACTAACGCATTAGGATTCTTAATACGAATAACTCCACCTGCGGTAGATGTTAGTAAGTCATCAAGATTAACCTGTCCTTCTACTGCACCTACACGATAGTTGTTAGTTAAGTATAAGTTGTCTAGCATTTGTCGGGTAACTGTAGACTTAATTAACTGTAGGTCTATTGCTCTGTCTGCTAAAGATTGTCCAAAGAATTTGTGTGGAATTGGAATAGGGCAGATACTATGAAAAGGAACATAATCACATTCCTCACTCATCAACACTTCATTGCCTGCGTAGCAAACTCTGTGAAGCTCTGCTATACCATCTTTATCTAAATCTGTTTTTACATAACACTCGTAATACTCAACCAATTCCATTGATTCATCATTAGAGTCATTAGTATTAAAAGGTTGCTCACCTGCACCATATCTTGCTACCCTCTCTGGTGTGAAATCTAATGTATCACCCATAGGTAATGTTTCAACAACTTTTGGGTCATACCCCATTGCTACTAAATCTGAACGAGTTACTAAACTTCTTTGTGCAACAAAGTCAGAATCTTCTATTGTTGTTGCTCTTTTATCAATTAAAAATTCTTCTGGAGCTACATTCTCTATCTTAATTTTAGAGTAATCTTTTGTGCGTTTGCATTTTACATTGTAGTAAACATTAATGATTGGAGGTGTCTCCATCATCATTGGCATACCCATTGAATCCATTATAGGCTGACCCATTTGGTCTACTGCTGGTTGTGGGTCTTGTTCTATAACTTCTTCTACTTCTTCTTGCTCAACGATTTCTACTTCCTCGTCTTGCATAATCATTGTTAATTCATCTTCTGTCAGATTCTGATACTTTTCTGTTGTGGTATTCTTCTTATCATTCCAATAGGCTTTTACAACACCTACTTTTTGCAACAGTGCATCTTTAAACCAGTCGTGCATGATTTCAAAGCCATTGTTGTCTTTATAGAATATGTGATTAGCATAGGCAGTCATTTGTTCTGCTAGAGCACCATCACCTTCATTAACTGGCTCAAACTCTACAGCTTTATTACTGCTAGTAAAGACTTTCATAATTTGTGGCAGTGCACCATCTACTACTTCAGCCACTTCACCTGTTACTATTTGTGAGCGACCTTCTACTTCGTTACCATAAGGTTCACGCAAATAATACTCTAGTGCTGTCTGTCTGTCTTGAGATGTTTCAGTCTCTATAAAACCTAATGAGTCGTTAATATGCGAATCTATTAGGTTAGCAAGTTCTACATTATCTTCCTTGCTATTCATATTTTCTTTATCGTATGCCATTTATACTATCCATGAAGTGTTTATCTCTAGTGGTTTTGTCCATGCTTCCATAGGGGACTCATCCATACCAACTGCTAGGTATCTAAACGCATCAGATGCGTGTGATGCCCAATCATGGAAAGGTCTGTCATGAAATACATTTCTTTTTTCATCAAATACTCTACGATAGTTCCGTATTGCATCTAATCCTTGTTTTGTTTTATCTTTATCAAACCAGCAGCGTGGTAATATTTTTCTTGCTGCGGCAATGCCATCCATTACTGATAGCTTGGTTGCAACTGTAATGTTTAAACCTGCTTCTTCTAACATCTCTTTTCTTGATTTGCCTGTGCCTAATTCTCTTACAGCGACATCATGAGGTAGTATGTGTGTTGCGTACATATAGTCATGTTCTCGCAGCCAATTTACATAGTAATCAAGACCTACACCATGATTTTCTACAAAATCTATGAGTCTTATTTCTTTATTAACTACCTGTGCTACCCAAATGCTAGTAGAGTCTGACATACCTAAATCCCAGCCAGTATATGTCCTTGCTAGTTCGTCTTTAGGAATATCTATAATATGATTTTGTTCTTCTATATCATTAATGATAGAGGAATAGTAAGCACCTTCTACTGGAGCGTTAAAACTACACTCAAATTCTTGAGCATACTTATCATCACCCATCTCTGCTTTAGCAGCGAGTAACTCATTCTTATCAACAATACCTGTTTCAGAAGATTTAAATTCTAATAATTCCCAACCCTCACTTCTTGACCCTCTATCTCTCAAGTCTTTAAAGTGATTCTGTCCTTTCGGTGTACCCATTGCTACGCAGTAGCCGAGTCGGTCTGCTAGTGCAGGTCTGACAATCTCTGTGAATAGTGTAGGATTAATGTTCCCAATTTCATCAAGAACGCACCCATCTAGGTAGATTCCACGCAGACTGTCAGGGTTATCTGCCCCATACAAGTTTATCCTTCTGCCCATAAAGTCTACACGCAGTTCAGCAATGTTGGCTTTAGCTTCTAATGGTCTTGTATATTCTAGCAGGTAGTCCCATGCAATTCTTTTAGCTTGATTGTAGGTCGGTGCTACATAAGCAAATCTAGGATTAGGTTTATCACAGTTGAGTGCACTATGTATCAGTTGGTTAATAGCACAAACTGTTTTACCCATTCGTCTATGAGCAACCACAACACTAAAACGATTACCTTTAACCATTTCATGTATTTCTTTTTGTGGGGCTCTTGGCTTATAGCCTGTTGTTATTTGTTTTGCCATCTTATTGTAACTCTCTTACGAGGTCGTTACCCTATTTAAATTGTTTTAAATACTCCACTGCTTTCTTCATTACTTTTATATTGTCTCTAAACTGACCTAATCCAGTATTACAGTATTGACATAATAACTTTCTTACTGTCTTTTTTGTATGGCAGTGGTCTACATATAACTTGGTGTCATCATTGTGGCTGCCACATAAATAACATCTATGTTTTTGTTTTTTTAGCATGGCATTGTAATCATCTAATGTAATGCCGTATCTATCTTTGTAATTCTTGCTGCGTATCTTGTCGGGGTTATTAGCCCTCCAGATTTTACTGGCTATCTTATTTCTTGCTGCTTTGTCTAACACTTCCATCTGGCTCGTGCTGCCTTGCCGCGTTCACCTGTCCAGCTCTTGCTTCTGGCACAGAAAGACTTTCTTCTTTTTGCTGCCTTACTACCTGCTTTAACTTTACCTGTGACTGGGGCTTTTAACTTGCTGCCAGTTGCACGATTATATTTTGCTCTACCTTTTGCTGTTAGTCCTGCACCCTGTTTAACAGAACGCTTTTCACCTCTGCCAACAGATAGATTTACTTTCTTCTTTGCTACCATTATGCTTTAGCTTTTTTCTTTTTCTTCTTTGGAAAACCAGCTTTCATATTTGCATACGCTGATTTAGATATAGTAGATTTCTTTTTAGTTCTGCTAGTGCCTGCTTTCTTTCTTTTGTTTATATTGGCATATAAGCTCATACACAGTCCCCTATAGACTCAAACCATCTGCGTAATTCTTCTTGCCTTTCTTGGTCGGACTTTTTCTCATTGGTCTTTTCATTGGTTTCATTACACATTTTCCACTTGTTCACATTTCTGTATGCGTAAACATCCTACATCAATAATAAAAAAATCAAAATAAGTTTTGTTTTTAGAATCATCTACTTTTCTGTCTTGATACCATTCAAAACCAAAGTGACAACCACAGAACCAGTGCCATGACCACATATTTATCTTATCCTATTTAATATAAAATTTAATTCTTTTTGACTCATTGGACTACCAGCAGAAGCTCCATCTATGTCTACAGGCATAGTGTTGTAATTTACTGGTTCTTCTTGTGGTAGGTTGGGGTTTAGCATATTTCGTAAATAGACAAATCTATTAATTTCATCAGTTGTTAATGCCCCATTACCTGCTGCCCCTTTTGCTTGCAATGTTTTCATTTCATTTACTGCTTGAGCCATCACTGCTGCTTCATTGTCACTAACATTACCTACATTACCACCTATATTTGCACCTGTCATTGCGTTGCCAGCCATCATATTAAACATAGACATTTCATTATCAGATACATTACCAACTGCACCTCCTGTGTTATTAGCAGCACGCATAGCATTAATTGCATCAGTATTATTCATTGGGTCTGCTGCAAACCTAGCAAGTTCATTATTAGATACATTTCCTACTGCACCTTGTTGTTGATTCATCCTCATACCATTGATGATTTGAGCTAAAAGTTGTTCATTCATAATACTTCCTAATTTAGTTAATTATAGAGATTGTCTAGAGGTGCTCTAGAGGTAGTCTAGAGGGTGTCTATAACAGATAAGATAAGAATAGATAAGATATATAGTGTGTTTTTAAAAAAAAATAATTTTGGGTACTGGGGTTTTTTAATCTATTCCTGTGACTACTTTGATATTAATGGGTGCACCCCCTTCTCCCGTTAATTCTGTGGTATTTTTTTCAGACCACTGTGCTCTTGTCTTTAACCAGAACATCATAGAGGCAGTATCACCTTGTTTAGCTTTCTCAAACAATGTTCCAGCAATGATTGCATTGCTTTCTATCCTACCCTTGTCTAGTTCTTCCCGATAATACTTTGTCAATGTATCTTCAGAGAATCCTAACACTGTCGCGATATCTTCATACCTAGTACCTACTTTAGATAATTCATAAACCTCATTTCGGGTAGTCGCTAAAACTTGGTGTCGGGGTCTCCCTGCCTTTTTTTTAGGCAATTGCTCTGAATCCCTTGCTATCACTGGCTTTGAGCCTTCATCACCTGTGGATAACTCTGGGTCTATAACCTGTAAGTCATTGATATCATTAGTATTATTCATATTGTTGTGTTTGATTGGTTGTGGATAACTATTCGCAGTTGTGAACATCTGCTTAAATATTAAGCACAATGTTTAAACGGCTTGTTTTAAGCCTCTGTAAGCGTTTGAATAACATAAGGCAAGGTTACCCCTCACCTGATTAAATAAAAGCTTGTGAGAGAGCTGTTAGATACCTTTATAAGCCTATTTATATATCATTATCGGCTTATATATCCGCTAAATATATAAAAGCCTTTGAAAGCCTTGATTTGTAAGGGTTTATTGATTGTCTAGTTAGATTGATATTACAGAGGTTTAACGCTTAATTGATAGCAATTATATCATCATTTTAAGTTATGCACAATCTTCCACATGATTAATTTTTAAGCAGTTAATTTCAGACATAAAAAAGCCCCTAAAAAGGGGCTTGATTATTTGAGACTGTTTAAATGCTTTATTGTTTTGGTATTTTACTCACTGGAATAAGTGAGTCATTTTGACAACATAAGCATTTATTAATTGTAACTCTCTGAAGATTGGAA